CTTTCGATGTTCAGTGGCGTATTACACAGTGGCCAACGCCGCTAGTTGACGCCGGAGACAAGAGCCGTTTCCGCATGAAGGATGAGCTATTGATTGAGCTGGCTACAATATACCTCTTCGACCAACTTGGAAAAGAGGATGAGTCAGTCAAGCATCAGAAGAAGTTCGCTACGCTTTTCAAAGAGGCGCTCACGACAGACTCCGAGGACCCTGATGTAGAGGTGCCGAGTGGGTTGGAGCAGGTGGGGAGTAGCGTCATGAACCCCTGGGACGCGAACTATCACCTTGACCCATTTGCAAAGAGGATGCCATGACCGCGTTCACCGAAACCTGGAACGCTGGCTATGAAGCGCTGCCGGCAGATAGCGAAGATGCGAAGGATGGCGCAAGTCGCGTCCGTAAGTTCAAGACCGCTGTGCAGGAGCGGGTGGAGGTAGATCACTCTCACGCCGGCGACGCTCATGATGGGAAGCATAACAAGGTAACACTACGCGTTCAGAGTGTGGACCCCACACTCGACACTGGCGACACTGCAATATATGCAAAGGATGTCGCTGGCACAAAAGAGGCGTTTCACAAGAACAGCGCTGGCACTGTAGTTCAGCTGACAAAGGGCGCTGGGCTTAACTACTTCCCGACTGGCACAAGGTTGCTGTTTCAGCAGACCTCCGCACCGACTGGTTGGACGAAGGAGCCAAGTGCGACTTACAATGATGCGGCTCTACGGATAGTTACAGGCGCAGTAGGCACTGGCGGTGCAAGCGGCTTTTCAACAGTTTTTGCTGCCGGGCTCACAACTAACAATGATGGTAGCGGAACGACTACTGCGTATGCTCTGACTATAGCTGACATTCCTTCGCACGATCACCAGGAGCGGACACGAGGGTTAGTTGCGGCAAGAGATACCGCTGCGGGAGGCTCGTCTTTGGCTTCTATAGATACGACATTGCTTGCAGACCAGGTGGATAACGGGCCGCTTACTACGACGGCTACTGGAGGTGGAGGCTCACATACCCACGGCACTCCAGTACATACTCATGGACTACCCACCTTCAACGTCAAGTTCGCCGATTGTATTATCGCCACAAAGGACTAGTGTGGAAAAGCTCTGTCCATTGCTGCAAAAGGCTTGCATTGAGCATCAGTGCAAGTTCTTTATCCACTTGCTTGGCAATGACCCTCAGACCGCAAAGCCGCTTGATAAGTTTGACTGTGCGATGGCTTTCATTCCGATCCTCCTTATCGAAGGCGCACAGCAGTCTCGACAAGCTGGCGCAGCTATTGAGTCCTTCCGCAATGAGATGGTGCGTGGGAATCAAGAGACGCAGAGACTACTAATCGGTAAGTAGTATGCCTCGTGTCTCTCCAGTCGCTCCGGCAATCCAGCTCTCGGTTGGTGGTATCTCTGACCCCACACTTCGAGTGGAGTTGCAGAGCTTAACACGACAGTTGATACGACTGCTTGGAGATATGCGCCGGGATATCTCAGCTGTCGATCATCAGTATGTGAGTCAGAATAGTCAGCCGACCCCAGCGGAGGGAGAGTTGCTTGTGTGGAAGGATGCTGATGCGGGCGCTGGACAGTCGAAGGCTTACCTGGTAACAACGCAAGCTGGCGTAGTCTACACCTTCAAATCTGTTGAGGTAGTGTGATGGGATATCCTCTCGCTGCTGACGGTGACAAGGCGTGGCAGACTACCACGGCTGATCGCTGTGATGGTGGTATGAACCTGCTTGATCGCCCAGATCAGATTAAGCTAGAGGAGTTTCTCCGTTGCCAGAACGTAACGCTGAAGAAGGGGAGAGTATACCAGGATACTGGCTACACTCCTTTTGCCGGCGTGGTCGAAGGTATACCTCAACTCACAGAGCAGTTCTTCAAAAAGTCTGGGTCGAGCGAGGAGCTGCTTGTCACCACAGTCTCGCTCTATCGCTTTGCTACTGGCCCACAGCAGTGGCAGTTTGTCAAAGGGGATGCTGGCACTACACTGTCCGCGCAGGCGAACACTGGTGTTACGTCACTGCAGGTGGTGAGTAGCGCTGGCTTCACCGCTAGCTCTCGTCTGGGTGTGATACTGGATAATGGCACTCAGCATAGAACAACTGTAAATGGCGCTCCGCCAGACGGCACTCACATCAATATCACAGATGCGATACCAGCTGGGAGGAACGCTCCGAATGGAGCAGCGGTTGTTCAAGCAGTCGCATTGACTGGCAACCTGGATAATCCAGTAGTCTCTGACACGCTGCCAAGCCATGATTGGTTTGTGTTCACTAACAATGTGAACACGCCAAAGAGGTATGATGGAACAGACTGTGTAGTTATCCCTAACCTCCCCTCTGGCGGGAACGTGATATGCAAGGCGCTACGCCTGTATAACAATGCACTGTTTCTGTTGAACACTATCGAGGGTGGCACAGCTCATCCACAGCGCGTTCGCCGCTCTGACGCAAGCGACCCAACGAACTGGACAACCGGCACAGCAGGTTTTGACGACCTGCTTGACTCAGCTGACTTTGTGATGTGCGGTGAGATACTTGGGCCCTACCTCATCGTCTATCGTGAGCGGTCAGTTGAGCGCGGAGAGTTCATCGGTCAAGGTGGGCTGAACTACTTCTTCGAGTCGATGATTAAGGGAGAGGGGATACTATCACCGATCGCTGTAGTTGACATGGGGGACTATCACATATTCGTAGGTAACGCGAACATCTACGAGTATCGTGGCGGTTTCGACTATGAGCCGCTTGGAGATAAGGTATACTACTCCTTATTTGGCTCTGAGGCAGATGTCAACCCATCGAAGCGTCACCGAGCCTTCGCCTTTTACGTTGAGGAGCTGGATGAAGCGTGGATGTTTTTCCCCTCAACCGCGTCAGACTTCTGTGATAGGTTGCTTCGGTATAATACTGGAGATAAGAGCTTTGTTGAGAGAAGATTCGCGGACAACTTTTGCGGTTACGGCTTCTTCCAACGACAGGACTCTTTCGTCTGGGGCGACTTAGTTGGAGCTTGGTCAGACCAGGTATGGCAATGGAATAGTCGGTCGGTGCAGGCAGACTCGCCAACTACTCACCTCTGTGCAGCAGAGGAGGGGCAGGTGTATGAGTATGACTACACAACTATAGATGACGCTGGCACGCCAATAGACTTCGTATTGGAGACCAGGGACTTTATTCTGCCGGGAGGCTCCTTCCGCATTGACACCTTTGAGGGATACCTACGCGGGAGTAATATTCTGGTAGAATACAGCGTGGATGAGGGAGTGTCCTGGGAGGCTATAGGCTCAGTCACTAACACTGTCCACAACAGCTTTCATCTAGAGAGACAAGTTACCGCAGGACGTATCCGCTTTAGGTTGACGGGAGCTGACCCTCAGTTTATGCTCTCGTTTTATCAGTTCATCTGGAAGCTTGAATCAGTCGGGAGATAACATGGTATCGCTTAAGAGCTGGCTAGTGGGTGATGACCCACGCGTGAGTAAGGATGCGCTGCCGCTGATGACTCCGCAGCAGCAGGCAATGCTGGATAAGCTGCTGGGCGAGTTCGATCAGGCTGATACGCTGACTGGGCGGTCGGATAGCGACATAACCAAATACACAGGAGACTTCGTCGCCCCGCTTGGGCGCTTGGAGAACTTATCGCTGGAGGCGCTGGAGCAGAAGATTCTCCAGCAAGCGACCGGCGGTCAGGGAGGCGGGGACGCATTGCAGGAGATGATTAAAAACAAAGGTTCTCCTGTCAACTTCGAGGACTACTATCGAGACTCGATTGAGAACCCCACGCTCAAGAGTTTCGAGGAGAAGGTGCTGCCAATGCTCACGCAGCGCTTTCGTGGTAGTGCTGCGTTCGGCTCAGACAGGATGACCGCCGAGCGAGGGGCGACAGAGGATCTGACGAAGACGCTGACAGGGGCGAGAAGTGAGCTCGCCTACAAAACAAGCAGCGATGCATCGAATAGGCTATTGCAAGCGATTGGGTTGGAGGGCTCACTGAGGGGCTCAGATGCACAGGCGATGCTAGCGCTGCTACAAGGCGCTGGGCTGCCGCGGCAGATCGAGCAGGCTGATAAGACCGCCAAGTATGGTGAGTTCCAGCGGCAGGAGACGGAGAAGAGTACTCAGCAGACGAAGCGGCTTGAGGCGCTGATGGCTGCGCTTGGGCTGAAGACACAGCAGAACTCCTTCCTCGGTCTGCCGGGGACAGAAGGCTTTGCGAAGCCTGCGCTGCTTGAGGTAGTCAAGGGTGCCTCGAAAGGCGGAGGCGGCTTCTTCGGCGCGGCGTGAGTAGCGTAACAATTTGTTACATGAGGTGATACATGCCCCAGTTTGAAGACTACTCCAGCTTTGATATGTCCACGAATAGTGGGCAGCCACAAGAGGAAGGCGCTGGTATCGGCACAGCGTTGCTGAACGCTCTTGGGATGCAGACCAGAGAGCAGAAGGCTAAGGAGGTGCAGAAGTTCATAACGGAAGTGCAGGCCTCCGGCGGTCGAGACAAGGCGATGGAAGTGGTGAGGAACTATTCATCGAAGTTCCGCAATCCACAAGACCTGAGTGTCGCCTTTGGAGTGGTAGACCAACACTGGCCTGTGCCGAGCAAGGAGTTGAAGGAGTTGGAAGTGTTTGATGAGGAGGAGGGAACAAGCTCCAAACGCTTTGTGCCTTCTTCCCACGCTGCGGCTTTGAATGACCCTGCCGTGGTGAGGCAGCTGTTTGGTGATCGCGCTACACTGACCAAGCCTGATGTGAGAGACTTCTACACGCCAGGGACAAAGGAGGGGGATATACGATACCTTGGCAAGCTGCCGGCTGCGAAGCGGCCTGAGGGTGCGATGACGCTGCAGGAGATAACTGAGGGTCACAAGGTCAGGGCGGAGGCGCAAGCAACAACACGACACGATTTTGCTGTTAAGAGACATGAGGAGTGGCTTGATCTGGCTGAGCGTCGCTTTGAGGAACTGATGACACGCGGCGGAGAGAAGCCGGCGGAGCGGGATTTGACAAGGGGGAGAGCGTTGCTCAATGATGCCTCGCGGCTGACAGCTACATCTCTTAATGCTCGTATTCTGCCAGATGGAAGTTTCGGCTTCGATGACAAAGATAAGAGTGCGCTGTTCTCTCA